GGTGAAGCTAAGGTAGAGCAAGCTGAAGTTATAGATAATGACTACGAGGACGTAGACTATAATGAATCTTAACTTTGAGTTACTCCCTTGGCAGAAGCAGGTGTACTCAGATGACACTCGCTTCAAAGTAATTGTAGCTGGACGACGTTGTGGAAAGTCAAGACTCTCTGCAGTATCTCTACTCGTAGAAGGTCTACGCTGTCCACAAGGTAGTGCAGTAATGTACGTAGCACCCACTCAAGGGCAAGCCCGACAGATTATCTGGGATCTCTTGATGGAACTCGGAAGAGAGGTGATCTCATCTAGCCACGTTAACAATATGGATATTACTCTTATCAATGGAGCTAAAATCTATGTTCGTGGTTCTGACCGTCCTGATACGCTACGTGGTGTAAGTTTAACGTACTTAGTATTGGACGAAGTAGCTGACATTAAAGCAGATACTTGGGAGAAGGTTCTAAGAGCTGCTCTGTCGGATAAGAAGGGTAAAGCATTATTTATTGGTACACCTAAAGGTCGTAACTGGTTCTACGATATGTATAACCTAGGTGAATCATCAGAAGACGAGGAATGGAAGAGTTGGCACTTTACTACTAAAGATAACCCACTCATCGATCCTAAAGAGATTGACGGTGCAAAGAAGACTCTAAGTTCATTTGCATTTAAGCAGGAATACGAAGCAAGCTTTGACAATGCCGGTACTGATACCTTCAAAGAAGAATGGTTAAAGTTCGGTGAAGAACCTAACGATGGTAACTACTACATCGCTATTGACTTAGCAGGATTCGAGAACTTGTCGATGAATGCTCAAGCTAAGAAGAGACTTGACCAAACTGCCATAGCAGTGGTGAAAGCTACTGAAGATGGTAAATGGTTTGTAAGAAAGATTGAACATGGTCGTTGGGATATCAAAGAGACTTGCCAACGCATTATAAAGAACATTAAGGCGTTCCAACCTGCTGGGGTAGGTATAGAACGAGGATCGTTAAAGAATGCAGTGTTGCCCTATTTAAGCGATCTGATGAGGTCTAACAATGTGTATGCTCATATTGAAGATCTCACACACGGTAACAAGAAGAAAACTGAACGTGTTATATGGGCATTGCAAGGACGCTTTGAACACGGTAAGGTTATCTTAAACGAGGAAGAAGATTGGGATCATTTTAGGGATGAGTTTGTTATGTTCCCTACGACTGGTGTACATGATGACTTACTTGACGCATTAAGCTACATTGATCAATTAGCTGTAACAAGTTATTTTGCTGATGACGATCAAGAAGATTTAGAACCACTCGACTGGATATCCGGTTATTAAACGAGGAAGACATGGCAGAAAACTACGAAGATAATAAAGAATACGAAGTAACAGAATCTGATAAAGAGATTGTTAGCTTTGTTGTTGGTCACTGTGACAAGTGGCGTGATCATCGTGATGTGAACTACCTGCAAGACTGGGACGAATACGAAAGATTGTTCCGTGGTATCTGGGCTGCTGAAGATAAGATGCGTGAATCAGAGAGATCACGTATTGTTACACCAGCATTACAGCAAGCTATCGAAGCTAAACAAGCTGAGATTTCTGAAGCTGTGTTTGGACGTGGTGAGTTCTTTGATGTTGTTGATGATAGACAAGACGTAGATCCTTCAGATGTAGAACTTACTAAGCAACAGATGCATGAAGACTTCAAACGCAGTAAGATTAAGAAGTCACTAGATAACATTATCCTACTTGGTGAGTTGTTTGGTACAGGTATCGGTGAGATTACTATCAAAGATACGACTGTATTAGCTCCAGCAACACAGCCAATTCCGGGTGCTCAAGTAGCAGCCATCGGAGTTACAGAAAAGAAGCAGTTCTTAGTAGAACTAAACCCTATTCACCCACGTAACTTCCTTATCGAACCTAACGCACGTACAGTAGATGACGCTTTAGGTGTGGCTGTAGAAGAATATATGTCATTCCATACGCTTGTTAAGGGCATGGAAGATGGAATCTACCGTAAGTGTGACATTAAACCTAGCTATTCTACCACAGATCT